TTGTGAATAAGCAGAACTTCACTCAATCGACGCGAGTATTAGAAATGATATGAGCGGCGTTCGATACTGCAATAGTTGCATGGGCAGGTTATGCCCCATGAGCCGAGTGCAGAGCCGCCGCCGTGTCCTTGAGTTTATCATTGATAGAGCCGCTGACTGAGAAATCTTTCAGCGGCTTTCTTGAGTGATAAACTTTGTTATCACCAAAAAATCTGTGAAAGGGGCATTTCAAAATGACCAGAGAAGAAAACACCGCTAAATTGGCACAGTTGCGCTCTGAAACCGAAGCCCTTGTCAAGGATTACAATGATGCAATCCAGAATGGCAAGTTTGAGGACGCTTCCAAAGCCGACAAAGCCATGACCGAGAAAATCAATGAGTACACCGCTACCGTTCGGGATATGTGCTTCGAGGATTGCAAGAACACTGATAATCCCATGCTTACCGCCGTCACGACCCTGTCCTTTGTGACTATCGGGGTTAAGGACGAGCAGAAGGGTGATGACAAGGTGCCGGTTCGCGCTATCGTGGACAAGGAACGGCAGATTGACCTGCTCAAGCTCCACAAGTATTGTGGTTCTATCGGCGCCAATGAGAATTGGTCGAGTATCGCGCAGAAGATGAACTTCCTGTTGACCGCGCAGAAAGCGGTTGACCTTGGTATCGACCCCAAGGCTGTCAATGACAGCTATGCTATGAGCGAAATCGCCCGCGAGTTTGATATGGGCAAGAATCCGACCAGTAAGACGAACCTGCTCAAGACTTTGCAGACGGTTATCACCGCTATGCTCGGCGAGCAGTACAAGGCAACGAGCCATGATGTCAACTTCCTGATGTCGGTTTATTCCAAGAAGAACCGCAAGGCGCTGACCGTGACCTGCGCAAATCACCGGTATTTCCGCAATTATCTGGCTGAGGTTTGCCACCGCATTGTCACCGGCAAGACCTATGAGCTGGATTTCAAGACCAAGAAAGACAACTAAATATCTCAGTGAGGGTATTTGAACCACCGCGAGTCCATGCCATATGGCAGTTGTTTTCTAATGGGCTTCCGTCGGTGGTTTTCTTATACCCTGAGCCGCACTGATGAGCCGTAATGACGGCGAAACGGTGGCGTTTAAGCCACCGTCTGCGGATATCCGACAATTCGCTAAAGGAGTTTTTCATATGTCCTATGATGTTTTCAAAGAACGAGTGAGAGGGCTTGTAAATCGCTCCGGTTCCAAAGTGAGTTTTCACCATGAGGACGGAAAGCACATTGCCCGCTGCTCTGATGGCGTTACCATCATTGGTAATGTGCTTTGCCCGAGGGTTCTTGTTAAATGGGGCAGCGGTCATACCGCTTATGCCACTATCTGAGTTTTATTCGACCGATGCTGGTACGCCGTAGGCAAAAGGGAAATTGGCGGCGTTAAATGAGGTGGGGAGCCAACGCGGTCGCCGTAATGCGGCTTATCGAGTTTTTGATAAACGGTCACAAGCCCGTGTAAACGCAGAGTGAGGAAAATCAAAAGCAGGAGGTTTCTGTATGGCTACATATACTGGGGTCGCGTATCCCCGTCAAAGGTCGAGAACAAGAAACCAGCGCCGCCGGAAACTTTTTGCCAGACAGAAGCTGATGGGCGCGGTGCTTCTTCTCATCACCATCGGAGTTTTCTGGATGGCATCCACAGGCACAACGTTTGAGGACAAAGACTGTACAGCAGCTTTGATTACTCTCCCGTTCGGTCTGTATCTGCTTTTCACGAGGCATATTGTAATCCAGTAATGCCTCGAAGTTTCAGCTCCTTTCACTACAACACCGTCGAAAACTTGCAATCATACAAAAGAGTTTTACTCAATGAAAAGTCTGAGGTTTCTTGAACGGGTTGAGTGTTAGCGTGGCTGAGCGATTTTCATTAGGAGGTCTGATAAATGTCAAACGCAGGAATCAAGTTATCTCCGAAGCACGGTCTTAATCCAACAATTCCGGTTTGCTTCTGGTGTGGTGAAGAACGCAACGAGGTTGCGCTTCTCGGTCACATTGGTGATGGTCGGAAGCATGAGGATTTTGAAGCGCCGAGGCACATGGTTATCGACTATGAGCCGTGCGAAAAGTGCCGCGCAAAAATGGCGTTGGGCGTAACGCTGATAGAGGCTACCAGCAAGCCGAACAGCGTAGCCAAGGTCGAAATGCAGAAAGGCATTTATCCCACTGGTCGCTATGTCGTAATTAAGCGTGAAGCGGCGAGAAAAATGTTCGACAATATCGGCGGCAACGACAAAGCATTTGTCGATACCGAGCTTTTCAATCGGCTGGTCGAACATGGTTAAACGGCTCGGTTTTCCGGGGTTCATCGAACTCCGGTGGTACGGGTATGGCGGAATCTATCTGGTTGTCGGTCGGGTTTGGTTCACGCTAAAGCGAGGTTCGATGCCGTAAGGCTGGCACGGTACGATTCCGTGGGGTGGGTTTAATGGGATGTGAACCCTGTGCGCACAACCTGCCTAACGCTTAGACCCTGTATTGGTGAAGGTAAGTGAGGAGGCATCCAAAATCTGAAAGCCATTACGGGGCGTGCGGGACTACGAAAGTGTTCAAGTGGAGGAAATGCTGCCACCGCGTGGGAGTTGAAAAACAAACATGAAAGTGCATCCTTGGAAGGCTGGAGTTGAAAATAGTTTTTCGGAGTCGCGCCCGAACCTATTGAGGTAAAACCTTCTCCCATAAAAAATTGCGGGAGGTGTGAGACATGAGTTATGGGAATTACGAGTTCCGATATGTCCGAGGGCATATTGAAGTTTTTCTCAATGGTGTCTTTCAGTTTTCCGCTGACACCGTAAGCGAAGCGCAAGAGGAATTACAAGACTTCGCAAGTTAACAGAGGAATGGAGGGTTCCTTAGATGAGCAGCAAAATGAATCAGATACCGTTCCTCAGTTCTTACGAGGATGTACGGGCAGAAATGAACAGAGATTTACAGTACAGATTGAACAGTCGTACTGCGAGGACTTCTCTCGGACGCCCGCTTTACTATCACATCAATGTTCAGATGATTACAACGCAGGAATGTCCGTTCTATTGCCCGTTTTGCTTGGAGCGGCAGAACCCGATGTCTGGCGATAATGACTTTGACGCACAAATCGAAGCGTTAAAGCGGGTTTTAGCCGAACACCCCGATGCCCGACTGTCAATCACTGGCGGCGAGCCGGGTTTGTATCCTGAGCATATCGCACACATTATTCAGACCTATAAGGATAATAGCAACAACGTGTTTTGCTCTATCAACACTACGGGCTTTAACACGGAGCTGAATGGGTTGGCTCACATCAACCTTTCCCGCAACGATTATGTCTGGGCAGACCCATCTGGTTATCCGGGATGCACTGTGCAAACGGTGGTTGAGAATCCCACACTTGCTTTCATCAAAGAATATATGAAGCTGGAAGCGAGTAGCTTTTCATTCCGCTTCTTGAGCGGTCTCGAAAAGAAAGACTATCCAGTGGATGTTTGGAACGATTTGCAGAACGACCCGGAAATTGATGTTCACACATTCCGCATCGGAGATTTCTTCGTCTATGCAACCTTTGATTATGCAGGAAAACACGCCCGTTTAACGCTGGGCGATATGTGGCAGCAACGCCATAATGACTATGGGGATGGTTACTCCAACATCATCATCCATCCTGATGGTCGCATCACAACAAACTGGAAGTGAGGGTGGTTTCGATAAACAAGGAAGATATGATTAGCGAACTTGCGCAAAGGGCAGGAATAACCAAAGTGAGTGCCGAGGTCACGCTCGAAGCGGTTCTCAGTATCATTTCTGATGCGCTTGTATCTGGCGACAAAGTCCAGCTCGTTGGGTTCGGAACCTTTGAGAGTAAGGAACGAGCAGCAAGAGTTGGACGCAACCCGAGGGCAAATATTCCGGTGAATATCCCTGCCAAGCGTGTTCCGGTGTTTAAGCCGGGTTCTACCCTGAAATCTGCTGTTGCAAACAGCAAGTGATTTTCAAATTTCAAAGATTAGGAGAGTAAATCAATGACTACTGAAAAGATGACCGTCCATAAGGCGCTCTGTGAGCTGAAGACGCTCGATGCTCGTATTCAGAAGAGTATCCAGCAGGGCACGTTCGTTTTTGCAAATAAGCACAGCAACAACAAGGTTGCTGGCGTCAGCATCAACACTTACAGCGAGGAAATCCGTGCCGCATACCAGTCGGCAAAAGACCTCATCGCTCGCCGTGACGCCATCAAGCGTGCAGTTACGCTGTCCAACGCTACGGTTAAAGTAACGATTGGCGGCAAAGAGTACACGGTTGCCGAGGCAATCGAGATGAAGAATCACGGCATCCCGCTGAAGCAGTTGCTTCTCAAGAAGCTGGACAATGACAATCGCCGCGCCCGTCTTGAGGCGGACAAGAACAATGGCGATATGCTGGAAATGCGTGCCGACGAGTACGTCAAGTCCCTCTACGGCAATGTCGATATGAAGGGAGCCAGCGACGAAATCAAAAAGGTTCGCGCTGACTTCATCGCCGCTCAGACGATGGAGATTGTTGACCCCATCAATATCACGACCGAGCTGACCGCGCTGGAAAAGGAAATCAACGACTTCGTTGTCGAGATTGATTCCGCCCTGTCTGTGTCTAACGCCCTGACAGAGCTGGAAATCGCCTACTAAGATGGGCGAGGCAAATGCGCCGCAAAGCGACGCCATTTACACCCGTGATGAAGCTGTGCTGATTGTCGAGATGTTTGAGAACGTCCTTGACACCTACAACATCAAGGTTCCCTCACCCGAAGATGACGAGCGTGAGCCTGACAATGAAGCAAAGCTTTATGGAAGTGTCTACTCTGACTTGCTGGACAATGTCGAGGCGTCTCTTATTGAGTTACTCGAAAAGCACGATGAGGACACGGAAATCGTGACAGACGAGTTCTCTGGAACAATTTAAGCAATCAACTTCGCTGCCGTCCGAAAACCCTGAATCATATGCCTTCTCTGTTTTCGCCAAATACAGATAAGTAAAGTAAAAAAGAATTTGGCTCCAGCCTGCTAAGCTGTCTATACTGCTTTTGTAAAAAGAGGTTTACAAAATCAAATTATGATGAAAGAGTCACTGCAACCAAGCGACAAAAGATGAGAGTCGGCTTGGTTCTGGTGAAATATCACTGTAAAGCTCAAAGGACAAAGCTAAAGGTTAAAGGCTCAATGCTTAAAGTTTTTCTTTGAATAAAGCTCAAGCCTTAAAGCATAAACACCAACCTTTTATAAAACCCAAGATTGATGGTTCGTCGGGTGTATATGTGACCGCAGGGAGTACCACTTGGCTGGACGGTAGCGAGTTGTTTATATAAAGCAGTTCAATCTGCAATACCTAATGCTTCAACAGCGCCGACATTCGGCGCACCACATGGGATGTAGTTAGGAGGCTCTACTATGGGAAAAGCACGAGACCAGCCCTAATCCAAGTGTAGCGGAGATTAAGTGCAATAGATTGAATGAGTTTTGGCGCCGCCGATTCTTCGGCGGCGCTTTTTGCCGAGGTAGTTTAACTGGTAAAACATAGCACTGCAGGCTATAATGGCGGTTCAAGACCGGCTCTCGGCGCCAGTGGGAACGATGTTCATTCCTTGAGTATCGGAGCGCAAGGCTTATTGATGCAATCCGAAGCATTGAGGTATTAGTGTGGGGAACATCAAACGGCGGAGTTGACTTGGGTTTTATGCCGTAAAGTATGGGGATATAGCTCAGTTGGGAGAGCATCTGCTTTGCAAGCAGAGGGTCGCCGGTTCGAGTCCGGCTATCTCCACCACCTCATAAAAGGAGGAACGACCAATGAAACCAATTAAGGTAAATGGAGTGGTTGTCCACTGCAGCGACTGCATCAATCATATGGTGAGTATAGATGATGCGCCATGCAAAAATTGCTGGAAAGCAATTTGCCACACGGGAGATATAAGTAGTGTCTGCCTTGATGATATTGCCTTCTATCCTAAAGACAAAGAACATTTTCTTGCCGTTGAAAAGATAGTCAAAAAATACAGAGACCAGTTTACGGCAATGAAAACGGATGCAAAGGCACATGGTGTGTCCATCGAAGAGCTCTGTAAACAGTACGCAAATCGTCGCACGTTAGAGTTGTGGGTAGACGGCATTCAATAAAACATGGCTTTGGTAAGGAGGTATGAACGTGGAGCGTGGTGACTTCATATCAGGCGAAGCGTGGTGCAAATACAAATTTGAGCGCGAAAGCAAAAAAGAAGAAATTGAGCGACTCCAAAGAAAGGTTGAGCGAGCAAACAAAAACCTCCACAACCGAATAGTGTATGACAACATTGTGCTAACCGTCTTGAGTGTGACGACAATTGCAGTATTAGCTGGCTGGATATAAGAAATATGCAGGATTGGTGGAATTGGCAGACACGGCGGATTCAAGTCCCGCTGCCATCGGCGTAAGAGTTCAAGTCTCTTATCCTGCACCATGCAGTTTTGCCATGCGCGTGTCCTTCGTTCATTTTTTAGTTCCTTTCTTCGTACCTGCATCAAGATAAACACCTCCATCAAATATTCACCTCCATCTTTTGCGGGCAAAACTGTTTGTGGAACTCAAGCGTGTCCACCTTTCTGGGCATACCGTAATAGCCGGTCAATATACTTCCGTAGCTCAGTTGGTAGAGCACGGCACTTTTAATGCCGGGGTCACGAGTTCGAGCCTCGTCGGGAGTACCAAAGTCAAATATATAAGGAGGTTCCTTATGGGAGTTCATATTCATATCCCCGCTGATGCAGTATGGGGGTTTTTTCAAGCAAGCAGAAAACGTTTGAACAAAGAAATGGTTCTCATCGCTGAGAACACCGACACGGAGTACGCCGTGTATCTTACCGAGGAAAACGACCTCCCAGTTTTGGCTGTTGCAAAGGGCAACGAAAAAATTGAGTACAAAGAACCTTGCGTGAGTGAGGAGGACTGTACAGCGGTGTCGAAGAAATTCTACACACGCTATCTCTTTCCTGTTGTGATTACAGACAACAAGTATGTTCCGGGAGATAATCCAGATGGCGGCAAAGAAGAAAGCGATGAAACATGGATGGACATAGAGGATGCTATGTATGAGCGAGATGATGAACTCCGTTTGGCTATGGCAGATTTCCTCGCAATCGCGCTGCAGGAGGGTGACAACGACGGAACAAATATCTTAGAAGCGTATGGCTATGAAGCTGTCGATGAAATCCTTGATGGATTTTTGAAAGAGCTTTCAGAAGATTACGGTTTCCATATCTATCGACCGATGATTATAACGGAAAAAGAAAGCGGCTGTGAAGTCTTTACAGAGTTTCCGTATGATGAATATGACATCGACGGTGTGGACGAACCGGAAGATGAAAAAGATGAAACTGAGACGGGCGAATGACCCGTCTCTTTTTATTTGGGGAGTTGACCGAGTGGCTTATGGTGGCGGTCTTGAAAACCGTTGACGGTGAAAGCCGTCCGTGGGTTCGAATCCTACACTCCCCGCCAACTAAATGATAATGGATGGAGGTAACATATGCCTGAATGTTTGGATAATATGCCGTGGCGTTCGCTGAAGGGGCTTGGGGATATGGCACCCGACTTCCTTAGATTGGGAGATTTCAAAAACGTCAGATTAAAAGACGATACACTGGTTCAGTTCCGTATCATTGGATTCAAACACGATGTTACAAAAAGTGGTCGTATCCTCCCACTGACTTGGGAGATGGTTGACTGCCTTCCAAACCGGCATCGTTGGAATAGCAACGACACGAACAGAGGCTCTTGGGGTGCAACAGAGTTGTTCCATAAGATGAACGACGAAGATGGCGTAATTTACCAGCTCATGCCAGACGAGATTCTTGAGGTGGTCGAACCAGTAATCAAGCTTACTGCAAACACCTATGACGGAGCGAACGAATTGCTCGAAACGGAGTGCAAGTTTTGGATTAAGTCCGAAAAAGAAACCTTTGGACGGAACATCTATTCGGCACCGGGCGAAGGTCATTGGTACGAATATTACCGGCAAGAAGATGTCCCTTGGGGCAAGAAGCGTAATGGTTCCGCTGAGTACACTATGCTGCGTTCTCCTTATTACAACAGCAGCAACCACTTCTGCATTGTGTACGCGAACGGCGACGCGTTCTATGGCGACGCTAGGTATTCCTTTGGCGTCGCCCCGGCTTTCAGTTTCTAATCTGTGTATCAAAAGCATCAGCACCACGGAAGTGGTGCAAGATAAAACCATAACCACTGGGGCAGTTGCTTCAGTGGTTTTATGTCCACAATGGCTCCAACCTCCTCGTGGTGTGGGCGGATAGTCGTAAGACGAACTAATAGGGGTACATTTGAAATCAAGGAGTACATACACATGGCAAAAATCGTTATCGCAGGCGACGCAGTCGTCGTCACTTCCGCAATGAAGCTTGAGGACATCAAGACCATCGAGAAGTATCGTCCCAAGGAGCTCGTCCTGAAGGGCGGCGAGGATGGCAAGGAGCCCATCTTCGGTGTCGGCACCACTCATGGTGCAGGCAATATCAACGCAGTTGGCGCATCCTTCGGCTCCGAGACCCGTGACGATGACAAGCTGGCGTGCATCACCCTGTTCCTCGACGGTGTTACCGGCGATGTGAAGGATTGGGTCGCTGACCGCCTTGGCGCTGCCATCATCAACCTCAACAAGCTCGAAGAGAAGCTCCCCACTGTTCTCGAAGAGATTGCGGCTGAGAAGGCAACCGTGATGAGCAACATCACTGTCGCTCAGTAAGAGACACTGCAACGGGGCGGCTATGCCGCCCCACCACCCAAAAAACAAAAAACGAATAAAAGGAGAATACATAATGATTAAGGTTACTGTTGGCAACAATGTTAAGCGTGAGGCTGTCATCATCGATGAGAATACCACCCTGCGCTCCTGCCTTGAGGCAAACGGCGTTGATTACACTCGTGGTGTCATGCACCTCGATGGTTCTTCTCTGAACCCCGGCGACCTCGATAAGACCTTCCAGCAGTTCGGCATTACCGAGAAGTGCTTCCTGCTGAATGTCGTTAAGGCGGACAACGCCTAAGTTTTAGATTAGAGCCGCCCTTCATGGGGCGGCTCTTTTCATGGGGAATTGGTGGAATTGGAAGACACAACAGATTTAAGTTCTGTTGGCGTATGCCGTATCGGTTCAAATCCGATATTCCCCACCAAGATAAAAATGAATTGAGGTGTTTCTGTGTTCAAGACAAGCATTACATCGACACCGTTTACGTCAGAGGCGGCTAATAGCTTTTTTCAGAACATTACCGGAAGCTATTTTGGCAATGACTGTTCGTTCCTTTCAACGCTTCGTGCACTGGTTGCACCTCGAATCAAAGAGGACGAAAGTGTTTACCTGACTTTCGGTTCGACCAATTATGATGGGAACACTATCCGTAACGTTCCAGCAGAACGTGCGGTTAGTGCTATCTGTAGCAGTTATCAAATGAATACCAGCGGTGCGCTCATAGTCCATAGCTTCAATGCTGACCAAAATAGCAATCTGGCTTGTATGCAGATTGTGGAGGACAATTTTACTTCTATCTACCCAGAGTATCACCGTCTTGATAAGGTCAAAGCGTTTTATCGGAAGTCATTCAATGTTGATTGTTATATCAACCCTGACAAAAAGTCGGTGATTGTCTTCGTTGACAATCTTGATGTTAAGAAAATGCATTACCTTCAGGTATCTATTCTTGCATTCATGCCGTGGTACCTGAATCAGGATGATGGTTTGACAGAAGATGAGCTTGCATTGATGCAATCCTTGCGAGAAACAAATTCGGCAAACTATGAGAAGTACATTGCAAAGCTTGCCGAGGGATATGATTTCAGAACAGCGCGGATTCGTCAGTTGCTGGGTGATTTTGAAACCAGATATGAGCGCATCGAATGCGATACTGTTCGCAATGAAATCCAATCTATTGACATGGAGATTCAGCGACTCAATGATTCTATCGGCGCGTATCTGTCGCGCCGCAATGACAAGTGCATCAGATTGTTGGGACTTGAGCAAAGAATTGCAGAGGGCGGTGGAGATTCTGAAATCATGGATTATTTCCTCTGCAACAACAGACTTGTCCTGTCTCATGTTAGCAATACGGATATGTATTTCTCGGTTAAAGACTACCTTGAATACTTTGACAGAGATATGGCTGAGCGAGCAATCAACAATAGAAGCAGTTATGTGTATCGACCGGATGGTGGCAACGGTCACAATGCGGCAGCTTCAGAGAAAATGCAGAAGCTGATGCAGGAGATTTTCGTAAGTGAAAATCCTCGGCTTAGAATCCGCTTTTGCGCAGCATATAGATTCGACCTGAATGGTAGTGTTTCTGCGCAGACTGGTGATTTTTCTGATTACACATTTGATGGTTATATGCCTAATACGCATATTGACCGTTATCATTGCATGGGCAATTACAGCAGGACTATCAATGAACTGCTGAGAAAACGAAATTATATCGGTGCACTTGAGCAGTGTATTGCGTCCTGTAAGAGTCTGAACTTCGGCGACAGTGCAGTTATGGGCGAGTTTATGAGAACTATGTGGTCAAATAACACGGTCAGTCGTTGTATTGAGTTGCCAGATGGTCGCGTTGTAAAGCCGAACGAAGCAATTAGATGGCTTGATGAGCAGGAGGCAAAGGATGAGCAGACGGAGGAGGCGCAAAATGAGCAGACCAATTAAGTTGACGCAGGAACTCATTGATGAGTGCCGTCAAGATTTTGAGAAGGCTTTGTCACTTACAAAGCTCTCGGATGGAAAGCTTTCTTTTACCAAAGCGTTCTCATGTGGTGACAGAAAGGCAGTAGTTTACTTCAGCGCAGAGGCGTGGGCAAAGATGACTATGCTTATCAAAGAGTTCGATAAAGAGGTCGCATGGCATGGTGTCGCACGTCGAACTGAAGATGAATCGCTTGACGAGTATGTCATCGATGACATCGTTGTCTATCCGCAGGAGGTAACCGGTGCAACGGTTGAGATGGACACCGAGAAATATGCTCTGTGGATTCAGGAAAACATCGAAGATGAGCGTTTCAATCACATCTATATGCAGGGACATTCCCATGTAAATATGGGTACGTCTCCATCCTCTGTTGACCTCAATCATCAAGAGGAAATCCTCGGGATGCTTGGCGATAATGACTTCTACATCTTTATGATTTGGAACAAGTCATTTGCAAGCACAAATAAAATCTATGACCTCAAGAAGAACGTGATGTTTGAGGATAAAGATATCACGGTCAAGATTATCGGTCAGAATGAAGGACTTGATGAGTTTATCAAAAACGCGAAGGATATGGTGAAGTCAAAGTCCTATGCGTATGGCGGTCAGAGCGGATACGGCGGTTACTACAATCAGGGATACAGGGGAGCTCCGGCTGGTGCTCCGTATAATCCACTTGCAGGTAAGTCCGACGACAAAAAGGACAGTAAGAAAGAAGAAAACAAGGATAAGTCATCTGGTAAAAAGAACGAGGGAGAGAAACCCAGAACCAGAATTGGAGCTGGTTGGCATGGACAGAATGCCTGCCAAGAATCAATGCATGGCTGGGAAGACGAAGATGACTACGACCCTTATGCATACTTAGGAGGTAAGTAATATGGCTATTGACCTGTCAAAGAGCTATGAATATTTTCAGCCCGAGAAGGTTGATTGTAGAATCCATATCGTCGGGTGTGGTTCTGTCGGCGCGACGGTTGCGGAGCTGCTGGTTCGCTTAGGACTCACGAACATCGCACTGTGGGATATGGACACAGTAAGTCCGCACAATCTGGCAAATCAGATTTTCCGTCAGCAGGACATTGGGCGCTCTAAGGTCGAGGCATTGGCGGATATTCTTTTCGACATCAATCCTGATGTTAAGGATGACCTGAAGCTTTACAAGGATGGGTGGAACGGGCAGCAGTTATCTGGCTATGTGTTCTTGTGCGTCGATAACATCGAGCTGAGAAAAAAGATTGTTGAGAAACACTTCGACAATCCGTATGTAAAGGCGATGTTTGATTTCAGAACTCTGCTGGAGGCTGGTCAGCACTATGCTGCTGATTGGTCTGACTACAAGATGAAGAAAGACCTCCTCAACTCCATGAATTTTACACACGATGAGGCGGCGGAAGAAACTCCAGTCTCAGCTTGTGGCATCACGCTTGGCGTTGTGACTACGGTCAGAGTGATTTGTGCTCTGGGTGTGAGCAACTTCGTCAAGTACATCAGAGGCAAGGGGCTGAATAAGCTGATTATTTGTGACGCATTCCAGCCGCTGTTGGATGCGTTTTAATTTTCAAAAAGAACGAAGGGAGGGGTAAGGTATGGACACGACCGTTGGTGCTCTCAAAGTAGGTGCACAACTCGTGATGGGCAAGTACGGTGTGGACAAAGACAACCCGTACCCGATTGTTTGGCTGAAAGGAAATCCAAACTGTGATTTTATCACAGAAAAAGCTATCGACTACCTGTGCTTCGATGCGGCAGAAGAGACTGGGCATTATAGGCGTGTTAATAATGCGAAGTATCCGGTGTCCAATCTGTTTTCGTTCTTGAACAGTGACCAGATGATGTGGTATCACGCAATGCACGATAATGATTCTTCACCCGGTGCCTTTGTGAGGTATAGTTATGCTCGCTATGAAGACCATTACGGGTTTCTATATTTCTTTGAAGACCACGAAATTGCTTCTTTGGTCAGGAAAGAGTATGTGGTCGGAGAGAACCGAGTGTCTTCGTTGATTCGCCTGCCATCAGTTGCAGATATTTTTAGTCTCCAAGATGGGCGGCGCTTTGACTTATTCAAAAGAAAAGGCATTCGTCCGAATCCGACAGCCGACTTGTTCGACCTGAAAGCTCGTTATGCAGGGCTTGATTCAGACCGTGGATTTATGAGCTTCTGGCTGTTAGACGATGTTGAGACCGAAAGAGCGGCGATTTCAAATCGCTCTGGTGTGTTAAACAGGCTGACAGCATCAAGCTGTTCCGGGGTAAGACCGGTGTGCACCTTGAACCCTGACACGATTGTCGAACAGCGAGAAGCTGGTGTGTTTTTCATCAAGCCATTCACAACTCAAAATGTCTTTACGGATGAAGAACTATTTGAATTATTAGGCATGGCGCAGCCTTAATGCGCCACAGACTGTAACGGATTTTCTCGTAAGAGAGCTTTACGCCAAAGGCTAAAGTAACAAATTGTCGGGAGGATGACCCCCGGTGGATGACGCGGTGGAACCCAGAAAGCAAACCGGCTGCCACGGGTCGGCAGCATCACGCCATAAAACCCACCAAATGTCAAGCACTTTTCGCCAAATCTTCGACACAAAGACGAAATGGACTAACATCAGACTCATGCTTTCAGTCGCAATAATTCCAAAGAAGAAAAAAATCTGCTCGCATCTTACACCACGCTTACACCATCTCCCGCATATAAGCGACTCAGTCTTCAGATTCAGGAATTCTGGGAAGCAGCAGACATATGTAGGTTACAGTTAGTTATTGGACAAGGAGGGGAAGAAATGGTCTATATCACTGTTAGGCAGTCACCGATTTATCATCAGATGACACTGGAAGAGTACCTGTTTCAAAACTATCAGACACCTCCGGTTGTCAATGCCAATATTGCAAACACAAGAACATACGAGGTCGAAAATGTTAGTGAACATTTTTCCAGCAAGATTGGTGTTGAAGCTTTAATCGGAAAACTCGTGCGATTTAATAACGATACAGCAGAGCTTCGTGCAAAGGAACGGAGCGAGTTGTATGAGACCTTTTACATCCCAAAGAAATCTGGTGGTCTTCGTAGAATCGATGCGCCAAAGGCAGAGCTGATGGACGCCCTGAGAAGACTCAAAACGATTTTCGAGGATGATTTCCATGCACTCTATCATACTGCCGCGTTTGCTTATGTAAAGAAGCGGAGTACAGTCGATGCGGTTAAGCGCCACCAGAAGAACAGCAGCAAATGGTTCGCAAAGCTTGACCTGCACGACTTTTTTGGCAGCACAACATTGGATTATGCCATCTCAATGTTCTCGATGGTCTTCCCTTTTAGTGAGATTGTAAAGGAACCACAGGGTGAAGCAGCATTGCGGACAGCTATGTCATTAGCGTTCTTAAACGGCGGGCTACCGCAAGGGACCCCAATTTCACCGCTTATCACAAACGTAATGATGATTCCGGTTGATTTCAAACTGTCGAATACGCTCCGTAATTTTGAAAAACAGAGCTTCATTTATACCAGATATGCGGATGACTTCATCATTTCATCCAAGTATGATTTTGATGTTCATTCTGTTGAGGAGCTGGTAGTAAGTACATTGAACAGCTTTGGTGCCCCATTCACAATCAATGCAAGCAAGACTCGGTATGGTTCATCAGCGGGGCGCAACTGGAATCTTGGCGTCATGCTGAATAAGGACAACGAGATTACGGTCGGTCATAAAAAGAAAAAGCAGTTCCAGTCAATGCTGCACAATTACATCACAGATAAGAACAATGGTGTCGCTTGGGAACGGAATGATGTACAGGTAATGTATGGTCTGCATAGCTATTATCGTATGGTCGAAAGAGAGACCATCGACGCAATTGTAGCTTACATCAACAAGAAAATGAATGTGGATGTAATTCGCATGATGAAGGACGACCTGCGGTAACGTCTATAAATAACCCGCAATCCTGTAATGCATAATTGCGAAAGCAATGCTTATCGCCAAAGGCATAAGTAACAACTTGATGGGGAGAAAAACCTCCCCGGAGGCGCATTCACCTGCAGACCCAAGTCATCCTTCGAGGCTGAAGTCACACCGCGAGCAGCCCGAATCACTTGAATCCATTGCGCCGCAATGGATTCAACGAGACGACCAAAGGATGTCGCACGTCAGACACTGGGTGCCGGAGCTCCTCCTCACGAGGAGCTACCTCCATGTAGATTACAGGGTAATCAAATTATCATTTGCAGTGAATAACATTTCGTAAGGAATGTGCTTCACGCCAAAGGCTGAAGTGTCACTTTGCTGGACAGCACGATTCCCCGCCCGCAGCCTGCTGCGAAGGCGCCTAAGCCCGCTGTACAGCTCATTAAAACTAATCTGGATGTCTCGTCACCTCCATCTGATGAGCGACCGATGAACCCATTGTCTCCCAATGATTTCATCATCGCTACTTGGGATTTGAACTTGCTTTCAGCTCATCTAAATCCCGTCGTTACAGGAGATAAACGAAGAGACCAGAGCAGAATATACATATGGACTGCAGATGAGAAAGGAACTAAGCATGATTTATGTCACTGGAGATACACACGCAAATATCGATATTACCAAGCTTAATACAACAAAGTTCCCACAACAAAAGGAATTGACGAAGAATGACTTCGTAATCATCTGCGGTGATTTTGGACTCTGCTGGGACGGTTCGCATCGAGAGATGTGGTGGCAAGACTGGTTGACGGCGAAAAACTTCACGACACTTTGGATTGATGGTAACCATGAGAACTTTGATATGCTCTACCAGTTCCCGCTAATTGACAAATTTGGCGGAAAGGTGCGTGAAATCGCTCCTGACATCTATCATCTGGACAGAGGGCAGGTGCTCACGATTGATGGAAAGAAAATCTTCTGCATGGGCGGTGCTCGCTCTGTTGATAAAGAGTATCGCGTGGAACATATCTCATGGTGGAAAGAGGAAATGCCGTCCAGAGAAGAAATGGAACGAGCGATTGCAGCACTCGAACAAAATAATTGGCGAGTTGACTATGTAATTACACATTGTGCGCCAAGGAGTGTTCAGACTCTGCTCGCAAGCTGGTACGAGAACGACCCGATGGTCAGCTTTTTGGATAGGGTTTGTTCCGACCTCACATTCAAGCGGTGGTTCTTTGGACATTATCATGTGGACAAGCAGGTCAATGAGCAATTTATTGCTCTGTATAATAAAGTAATTCCAATGGAGTGGTAAGCCTAACGGTAAGGCAGCGGTTTGCTAAACCGTGAGTAATCCGAAAGGATGTGCAGGTTCAAGTCCTGTCCACTCCGCCAAGGGGTGTGGTGCAATGGCTAACATAGCGGTCTCCAAAACCGTCAGATGGTGGTTCGAATCCATTCACCCCTGCCAGTTGTTGGGTAGCTCCCAACTGATGTGAGCGATTATCGGCTTACCTCACAAAGAATGAAAATGCTTGCTGAAAACTGCGCTTGTCTTGATGCGTCAAGACCGGTTTGACCTGACGGAATAGGGGCTACGACTTTTCGGAGCATAGTTGCCGGTAGCGTGTGACAATCTAAGCGAGAAGCCGACCATGCGGCGTTGGTGTTCAACGGTTAGCACTCCGGTCTTCCAAACCGGTGGTGCCAGTTCGAGTCTGGTACGCCGCTCCAAGTAAGAAACCATTAAATTATGCGTTAAAGGAAGTGCCTTTACGACACGCCAGAGCCTGCTCTGGAAGTCGGTTACAGGTTGGTTTGGCGGGACGCCGCTGCATGAGCCTGCAGGTACACAGGGGTATGGTGAAGCGGTAACACAGCGGACTTTGACTCCGTTATTCGTAGGTTCAAATCCTACTGCCCCTGCCAAAATCATCTTCGGCATTAGAGCTTGTTTTCTATCCCTGCAATCCCTTGTGCCACGATGATTTATCCATGATTCTCCTTTCACGCTATCAAAACTGCCATCATAGTGAGTTTGTATTGGTGGTGTTAATGACATCGCCATAGTTTCAGGATGGCATCTATGCTGGAATAGCTCAACTGGTAGAGTAACGCTTTCGTACAGCGTGGGTTCTCGGTTCGACTCCGAGTTCCAGCTCCATCTGCTCTGTTGGTCATGCTTACGTTTGTACGGTTAGTTCATCACTCAACTGTTATCTCTGTAAGAGACACAGCCGGGTGCACACGGAGTCCTACGGGCGCAGGGCGTATCTATGCTGATGTAGCTCAGTTGGTAGAGCAGCACCGGAAGTGCGAGCCGCTGGTTCAAGTCCAGTCATCAGTAGCCTTTTAGCTAAAAGCTGACACCTTGGAAAGACGAGGGTGCACGCTGGTGTAGCGTAATTGGTAGCGCAAGTGATTTGTACTCACTGGGTTGCGGGTTCGAGCCCTGTCACCAGCTCCGACGGACTGACATATCCGTTTTCCTTTCTGCCCCGGCACGCACTACTAAGCATTGATGGCGATGCTTATGGTGAGGATGGTTCGAACCCATCAGTAGTGCGTGTGCGTTCGGAAACAAAACCATTATATCTGGGTGTAGCACAGGTGGTAGTGCGCTTGCTTTGGGAGCAAGATGTCGGGGGTTCGAGTCCTCTCACCCAGACCAATTTCATAGAGGAGGGTTGCCATGTATCTGTATCACGGTACTCCGGCAGATTTCGATGTACCAACCCTGAACAAGTGTAAGCCGCACCGAGATTTCGGATGCGGCTTTTATCTTGCCACAAATTATTTCGATGCCTTGCCGATGGCAGTCAAAAACTCTCGGGTGGGATATGTCCAAACATATCTGCTCACAGACTTGGATGGACTTTCCGTTCTGGAGTTCGATGAAAGGTCTGAGGATTGGCTTCGATTCGTGGTTTCTTCAAGGCTCGGCACCGCTCCAAATGTCGATTTGGTAATCGGATATATGGCTGGCGGAGGAAGTAATTTGAAAAGTAAATTTACAAAGCTGAGAAATAGCAATGTGTCGATTGACGTGGCGGCTACAGCAATGCGAAAAGAGTTAACCAGTACGCAGCTTGGCGTACAATATGCGTTCCTGACAGAAAAAGCATTGTCCAAGCTCGTTAGGGTCTCAACTGAAATAGTGGAAATGGAGGATTAAAACATGACAAGGAATGAATTTATTGACAATATCACTGAGTGGTGTGAACTGAAAGACTTTTGCAACGACTTTGACTGCGATATCTGTGAGGATATCTATGACGATGATGATTACGATGACAGCGTCGAAGAAGATATCCGCGATGCTATCGCCGACTACGGCTGGAGGGACATCCGAGACTTCCTTGGCAACCTCCCCAGCGGGTACTATTACTACCGTCGTAACAGCGCCTTTGATTATGATGGTCTCGATGACGATGACTTCGAAGACTACAAAGAGGATGTCCTCGAATGGGGCGATGACTACGGCGCATGGGACGACGAGGAAGATGAAGATGAAGAGTACGCCGATGCAGATGACGACTTCCTCGATTCTCTGGAAGAGGAACCCGACGAAGATGAAACCATTGAGGAAGAGGATTTCTCCATCGATGACCTCATCGGTATGTGCAGTGTAGTGTTTGTGGCTATCCAGAATGATGAAGTGGAAAAGCAGCAAGAAGAAGACGAGGCGTTCGCACAGCTCCTGAGCATGGATGGGAGACGTATTGCAACCTAAAACATAAGCGGATAACCGCTATGATACAGACCGCTTTGAAGATTGACTACATACATATGCCTCAGCAAAACGTGTAGTATCTTCTCGCTTGAAGCAGAAGAAAAGATTTGAGTTCTTCATTTTTAGCCTCGCATTTCCGAGGTTATAATTTTTATTCAGCGAATAAAAATAATAACCCGGAAATCGCTTGCTAAAAATGTCACTTTGTGCACATGGGGCTTCTACAACAATCACGCCCCATGCGGAAAGCGGTCGGCAAATTGAGAACGGAGGCGAGTCCAATGACAGACAAGAATAGGCGAAAACTTCAAGCGAAGAAAGCACGCAATTTCTGGACTTGTGCTCGCCCCGTTACTCAAATTGTTCCAAACAAACGAGCCTATAATCGTAAGCGTGAGAAAGATATTCGCTGTAAGTATAAGGAGGGCGAGCAAGAATGAGATATCAGAGTACCCCGGAAAAAGAATTTGATGGTGACATTATCATTACAGACCCCTGCTACATCATTCGCAATGAAAACGGGATAACCAAGAATGACTGGCACTATTGTGAGTACGGTGAATATATGGAGCGACTTGGGATTAAAAATTATCTGACCCATGACACCATCTATGGAGACTGGGGATGCACAGTTTTCGATTCGGACACAAAGAAGCCGTTGGGACGCTTCTGCGCGGATGCTGGTCTCGTATCTGTATTTTTGCTGGATGAAGTTCTTGCCTATAACCCAAACTTCAATTATCACTTAGAAAGACCGTGGACGACTACGATAATTCCAGACTTCAAAGGGACTATTCAAATCGAAGTTGTAAGAGAAACCGGTACATACGAAAAGGACTCCGAGTATTGGAAAGCGGGAGAAACTTGGGAAGATTACCTCGTCCATGTTGTTGGACATGGTGTAAACAAGAAAACAGGCAAAGCGATAAACTTTATTAGCAAACAAACGTCGCTGTGAGATGGAGGGTGAAGAATGAAGGTTCTTGTTGTCGTTGATATGCAGAACGACTTTATTGATGGTACGCTCGGGACACCAGAGGCACAGGCTATTGTGCCGAAGGTCGTCAAGAAAATCGAAGAGTTTGATGGAGAGGTTTTGTGGACACAAGACACCCATTCTGATGATTACCTCGAAACGCAAGAAGGAAGACTGTTGCCGGTAAAACACTGTATATCTGCAAGTAATGGCTGGCAGATTCATAGCTCAGTCAAAGCAGCAATTCAGAGCAAGCATCCAGCGGATGACCAGTTGAATGGTTTCGAGAAGAAAACGTTTGGTTCATTAGCACTTGCTGGTCGCCTATATCCAGAAGTTGCGTTTGGTGATGGCATAGAAGAAATTGTCCTTGTTGGTCTTTGTACCGATATCTGTGTTATCTCAAATGCCTTGTTGCTCAAGGCGTTTATGCCGGAAGTTAAGATTACGGTCGATGCTTCCTGCTGCGCTGGCGTGACACCAGAGAGTCACAAGACTGCACTGTCGGCAATGAAAATGTGCCAGATTAACATCGAGAACGAGGGGGTCACGGCATGATTCTTGTTAACGACAAGCAGGTCGAGTTTACAAAGTTCCCCGATGGTACAACCTCTTTCAGGTATAATCCGTTTGGCTCAATGACACGCATCTTCAATATCACATGGAAGTATGACGGCGATGAGGAGTGCATCCTTCTATGGTATCTGGTAAATCATATCCGCGACCATGACCGGGACGTTCGCCTCCGCTTGCTGCTCCCATACATTCCAAATGCCAGAATGGATAGAGTAAAAAATGCGGATGAAGTGTTTACGCTAAAATGGTTTGCGGAGTTTATCAACACGCTGGATTTTGACGACGTGTTAGTCGATGACCCTCACTCGAATGTATCAGCAGCATTGCTTGACAGAGTCAAGGTATATGACGCGCAGCCGCACATCCAGAAAGCTCTGGACAAGTTGGATGACAAAAATGTGTTGTTGTGCTATCCTGATGAGGGAGCTGCAAAACGATATTCATCGCAAGCTGGTAGAGAGTATGTGTTCTGCATCAAGCACAGAGACTGGCGCACCGGGAAAATTGAACGGCTGGAACTGACGAGCCCAGAAAAGGTTACCGATAGAAATGTGCTGATTGTCGATGATATTTGTTCTCGCGGAGGCACATTCACTTTTACAGCTAAGGCACTAAAAGAGGCTGGCGCGAATGAAGTGTATTTGTATGTGACCCATTGTGAAAACACAATTCACAGCGGAACAGTTCTCACGGATGGCTTAATCCGCCATGTGTTTACCACAGACAGTATCTATCGCGGACACAGCGAAAAGATTTCGCTAATCTAATCTTAAAGGAGGTGGGCAAATGCTTGAGTTACAGGGTAAGTTTGGCGTCGCAAAGGTGTTTACCGACGTGGTCGATAATGAGTCTATCTCTCAGGTTATCAATCTTTTGAATCAACCGTACATCGAGGGAAGCAAAGTCCGTATGATGCCAGACATTCATGCTGGGGCTGGTTGTACAATCGGAACCACGATGACCATCAAGGATAAGATTTGCCCGAACCTTGTCGGCGTTGACATTGGATGCGGCATGGAAACTATCCGTATCAAAGAAACGCATATTGAACCGCAGAAGCTGGACAAAGTTATTCGTGCAGGAGTTCCGTCCGGTTTCGAGATTCGCACAGAAGCTCATAGATATGCAAGTAGCATCGACCTGTCGGAACTGTGCTGTGCAAAGATGGTCAATGTAGACCGCGCATATAAAAGCATCGGTACGCTTGGTGGAGGGAATCATTTCATCGAAGCCAACAAAGATGATGATGGACACATCTATATTGTGGTGCATTCCGGTAGTAGACACCTTGGTCTGGAGATTGCTAACTTCTATCAGGAAGCTGCGTTCAAGGCGTTAACCTCGTATTCCAAGGAAGAAATCGAAGAGGTCGTCAACGAGTTAAAAGCGGCTGGAAGACAAAAAGAAATCCAAGCTGTTCTTAAAGGCATGAAGGCGAAGAAGCCGGGAGTTCCAAAGCAGCTTGCATACGTTGAGGGAGAATTGTTTGAGCAGTATATCCATGACATGAAAATTGCTCAACGTTTTGCTGAACTTAACCGCCAAGCAATAATGGACACCATTGTTAAGGATATGGGCTTCCATATCGAAGAGCAGTTTACGACTATTCACAACTACATCGATGTAGAGAATATGATTCTTCGCAAGGGCTCGGTCTCTGCACAAGCTGGTGAGCGGCTACTGATTCCTATTAACATGAGAGACGGTAGTTTGCTGTGTACCGGCAAAGGAAATGAAGACTGGAACTTCTCTGCCCCGCATGGAGCTGGGCGTTTGATGAGCCGCAGTGCAGCGAAAGAGACATTCACAGTTTCTGAGTTCAAGAAGCAGATGGAAGGCATTTACACCACATCTGTTGGAAGAAGCACACTCGATGAATGCCCGATGGCATACAAAGGTATGGATGATATCGTAAACAATGTCGAACCGACAGTGACCATTGATGCCATCATCAAGCCGATTTATAACTTTAAGGCGGGTGAAGAGGAATGATGACAGTCCTTTTGGTGCTCCTGTACCTCTGCATTGGTGCGATTGTAACATTCGCACTTTGCCGCTTGTACGTTATCGTAGAACCATATAACAAATATAATGGGTTCGAAGACGGGTATATTATGGTAGGTGTTTTCTGGATTGTTGCAGCACCGTTTGCGTTTGCTGTGTTTTTTGCAAAATATGGTGAAAAGCTAAAAGAAAAGAGGAAAACTGAATGATTACATACAATCCGCTCCTGTGTCTGGACTTCTATAAGACTTGTCACGCTGAACAGTATCCGAAGGGATTGACCAAGATGGTCTCCTACTACACGCCGCGCATGAGTCGCCTTAGTGATACCGATAAGGTTACACTGTTTGGGCTTCAGGCATTCATTCAGGAATATCTCATTGAGGCATTCAACGACCACTTCTTTAATGTCCCGTTTGATAGTGTACTCAAGGAGTACGACAGAGTTCTTGGGGCAACAATCGGGACAAAAGGCGTTGGAGAGAAACGGCTTCGTGAATTGCACGACCTCGGCTATCTTCCGTTACAGATTCGTGCTGTTCCCGAAGGAACGAGAACCAATATCAAAGTCCCGCAAATTGAAATCTCAAATACACACCCTAACTTCGTATGGCTGGTCAACACCATCGAGACGATGCTCTCTTGCACAATGTGGCATACGCAAGTCTCCGCTGAGGTTGGGTACAGATATCGTAAAATCGTCAATGAGTATGCAGAACGCACTTGCGATGACAATGTGGTTCGTGCGAGACTCCTTGGCGATTTTTCTATGCGCGGGCAAGAGAGCGTTGAAAGTGCAACAAAGAGCGCAGCGGCTTTCTGCCTGAGTTTCTTGAATACGGCGACAGTGCCTGCGATTTTGTGGCTTGAGCATAATTACAACTGTGATTGTAGCAAGGAGCCTGTCGCATATGGTGCGCTCTCAACAGAACACAGCGTAATGTGTTCCAACTTTGCTGTTGACGGTGATGAGGTGACACAGATTCGACGCCTTCTTTGTGAGGTGTATCCGCATCAAAGTTTCTCAATGGTTAGCGACAGCTATGACTATTGGAATCTTGTTGAAAAAGTCCTCCCTCAGCTCAAAGATGACATCCTAAATCACGATGGCTTCATCTCAATTCGCGGCGACAGCGGTGACCCTGTTAGTGTAATCACTGAGACCGTATATCGTCTGTGGGACATCTTTGGCGGCACAGTAAATAGCAAGGGGTACAAGGTGCTGAATCCGCACGTCAAGGCAATTTACGGAGACAGCATTACTCCGCAGCGCTGTGAGCAAATCTATTCTCTTTTGGAGAAAAACGGCTTTGCAATCAATAATGTTTCGCTCGGTGTCGGTTCATTCTCAATGGAGTGCTTAGAGACAATCCAGAGCGATGGAAGCAAACAGTACAATCCGTACACAAGGGATACATTCGGCATTGCCGTTAAAGCGACATATGCAGAAGATGCCGACGGCAAACCGATTATGATTTTCAAGAATCCCAAGACAGACACAGGACATTTTAAGAAGTCTCAGCGTGGTTGCTGCCGCGTAGCCAAAACTGGTGACGGCTACGATTACGTTGATGGTCTTACTTGGGCTGAAGCACAGGACAGTAATGAGCTGCGCACCGTGTTTAGAGATGGAAAGTTTGAAAAGCAGTTCACGCTGGATGAGGTTCGTAAGAATCTTCACGGAGGAACGTTCTGATGCCGGTACAAATTATTGATGGAGATTTGTTTCAGACCCACGCCAAATATATTTGCCATCAGGTTAACTGTCAGGCGAGAATGGGTAGTGGTGTGGCGAAGCAGGTTCGAGCCAAGTATCCAGAAGTCTATAACGCCTATGTTGGCTTTTGCAACGAAGAGCGCAATGCGTTCGGTCAGACGCAGTTCGTTCAAGCTAACGACGGTAAAGTCGTTGTCAATATGTTTGCGCAGAGCAACTACGGATATGATGGGAAACTGTACACAGATTACACCGCATTTCAGAGCTGCTTAAAACGGATTAAGTTGACCGTACCTGCAGGAGAAACAATTGCCATGCCGTTTAAGATTGGATGCGGTCTTGGCGGTGGGGACTGGAATGTGATTTTGGGTCTTATCCAAAAGGAACTGTCTGATAAGTACACAGTAGAGTTGTGGAGAAAAGAGGTATAGTATGCTGGCAAATCCGAAAAGAACAAAAGATGAAATCGTGCAGTGGATTCGAGAATATTTCGCTGCAAACGGCAACGACTGTTGTGCTGTTATCGGCATTTCCGGTGGCAAAGATAGCAGCGTGGTCGCAGCACTTTGTGTTGAAGCCCTTGGCGCAGAGCGGGTTATCGGTGTGCTGATGCCGAATGGTCGGCAGAAAGATATCGCAGACTCCAAGCTGCTGGTCGATACGCTTGGCATTGCAAGTATTACAGTTGACATTGGCGGCGCATACAGCAAGATGGTTGATGTAGTCGGCAGAGCAATGCCGTCTGGAGTAAGCAATCAGGCAGCGGTCAATCTCCCTCCAAGGCTGCGTATGGCGACACTCTATATGGTCGCGCAGTCATTGGCTCGCGGAGGTCGGGTGGCAAACACCTGCAATCGCTCCGAGGATTATGTTGGATACTCCACAAAGTTCGGTGACAGCGCTGGTGACTTCAGCCCACTCGCAAACATCATGGTGCATGAGGTTCGTCAGATTGGCTACGAACTCCCCATTCCTCGTGAGCTGGTAGACAAGACTCCATCGGACGGTCTTTGCGGTAAGACAGACGAAGACAATCTGGGCTTTACCTATATGCAGCTCGACAACTACATCATGCACGGTAGTAGTGGGGATGAAGACATCGACAAAGTAATTGCAAAGAAGCATACGCAGAACCTGCACAAGCTCAATCCGATGCCAGCCTACGGCTCACAGCCGTAAGGTGATTGTATGGAAGAAATAGCAATCGTCCGCTGTTTGCAGAACGCAAGCGGCGCGATTAGTAAAATGCGGGTCTTGCAAGCCTTCAAAGATGTTGAGAATTTTCGTAAGATTTTGTATTACGCTTTGAATCCAATGCTAACGTACAAGATTTCGGAACAAACACTGCGAACGCCTGTCGAGTATGACCCAGCAATTACAATCACAATGACCGACATCTTCGAAATTTGTGAGCTGCTGGCAAAGCGAAAAGCATTGGACGCAGCAACTGTATATCAAGTGCGGGTCTTCGTGCAGTGTTTAACTGACCCGGAGTCATCCGAGTTTTACATTGAACTTCTGTCAAAGACACTTCGGTTGGGTGTCACAGCGAAAACTGTGAACAAGGTTATCCCCGGACTGATTCCAGAATGGGAGGTTCAGCAGGCATATCCAATCGACAAATACCCAGTCAAGGACGGCACAGAGTTTTGGCTTACTCAAAAACTGAATGGTGTCAGAGCAACATACTACAAAGGGCAACTGTTCGCAAGAAGCGGAGTTCCCTACGAAGGGCTCGGGCACATTTTGGACGCGCTCAAAATCGACGATAACGATAGCTATGTTTTTGACGGTGAACTTACCTTGCGCGATAAAGGAGCACTGTCTGACAATGAGGCATTCCGCAAGGCAACGGGCATTATCAACTCAGAAGACGCTGATAAAACGGCAGTTTGCTACACCATTTTTGATGTGCTTACGACAGAAGAGTTCGATGCTGGTGTAAGCGAGGGCGGCTATGGGTATCGCCGGTCTTTCTTAGACCAGCTTCATCGCTTCATTCCGCAAGATGGTCGAGTCAACATCCTCCCTGTTTTATATCACGGTAAAGACCAGACAAAAATCGATGAGCTATTAGAGCAAATGGTTCGGGAGGACAAAGAGGGCTTAATGGTCAACTTTGATGTTCCATATAAGCGAAAGCGTCACAACGGAATTCTCAAAGTCAAACGCTTCTACACTATGGATTTGCATATCTTGCGTTGTGAAGAAGGAAGCGGCAGGCTTGCAGGAACGCTGGGCGCATTTGTGCTGGACTATAAAGGCAACGAAGTAAATGTTGGGTCTGGCTTTTCCGATGAGCAGCGTACAGCTTTTTGGGCGGCTAAAGATGAAATGCCCGGACGGTTGTGCGAGGTAAAATACAAGGAAATATCATATGACAAAAACACCGGTGCTGAGAGTTTACAGTTCCCGGTGTTTATTTCTATCCGAACAGACAAAGACGAGGTCAGCTACGGCTGAGAAAGGAGGCTTGCGTGAGTAAAGTAAAGGCGGCACCACAGTTTTCAGAATCTATCAGTAGTTTCTGTAAGCTGATGGAGAATGCGCAAAGGGACTATGCGTGGAACTATGATGAGGTGAACCGCATGGATAGGCTCACGCAGGACTACCTTCACAAACTGGAGCTTGACGGTCTTGATTACAAAGAACGAGCCAAGGTTGCTACACAGCTTGCAAAGTGTCGTCAAACACGGCGCGAGTGCAAGGATACGGTAGAAATTCTTGAGCCGCTCGTTCAGTTTCTTGAAAGCGACAAAGGCAAAAACCTTTTGAACCTTGTGCGTGAAGCGCTGGGTAAGACCAGAAAGGTCGAAGAGCGTATGGAAACCCGCACATACATACCAAGAGTCTTAGAGCAGGAGGCAACAACATGAACATCGTGTTCTGGCTCATCGTAGTCATTGTGCTTGTGCTTATCTGGTTCTGTTTGAGTTTCGCCTTTAAGGGCGTCGGCGGAGTTGGAATGCGATTGTACAATGATGCGAAGAAAGAAATCTCCGAGGAAACGGAGAAAAAAACTGACGAAGAAAAGGAAGTAAAGGAATGAAGAAGGGTAAACTTGGAGCAATCTTGCTGGCACTTGTGTTGATTATCGGCTTGGTTTGCTGCGTTGTGTGTCTGGAGAAGATTCCCGCAGGTTACGTCGGCGTTGTGTATAACATGAACGGCGGCGTTGATGGCGAGGTCTTGGAACAGGGCTGGCATCTGGTTGCTCCGACCAAAAAGGTGACCAAGTATTCTATCGGTATTGAGCAGTCATATCTGACGGCTGAGGATAAGGGCGACTCACCCAAGGATGAGAGTTTCAACATCCCTACCTCTGATGGTAAGACTGTCCGAGTGAATATTGAGTTCTCATATCGTTTTGATGAGGCACGAGTCTCCGAAACCTTTGCAATGTTCAAAGGAAAATCTGGCGAGGCAATCAAGGATTCGTTTATTAAGCCCAAGGTTGTGGCGTGGACGCAGGAAGTTTCCGCAAACTACCCTGTCACTGACATCTTTGGCGACAAGCGTACTGAAATCAATGCCGAGTTGGATACCTATTTGCGTGAGAAGTTCGACCAGTATGGCATCATTATTGACACTGTAAACTTTACGGATATCTCAGTTGACGATGAAACGGCTGCGGCTATCCAGAAGAAAGTCACTGCTCAGCAGGAGCTTGAGTTGGCGAATATTGAAAAGCAAACCGCCAAGGTTCAGGCTGAGAAAGACAGAGAGGTCGCACAGATTAACGCAGAGAAAGCAGTTATTGAAGCAGAAGCAAAAGCAGAGACATTGCGTATTGCTGCGGAGGCAGAAGCCGACGCAAACCGCAAGATTGCGGCTTCACTTACCAATGAGTTGATTGAAAAAATCAAGTATGAGCAGTGGAACGGCGAGCTGCCTACGGTGACTGGCTCAACGCCCATCATTAGTCTCGAACCGTGATGGGAAAATGGTGGGACAATGCAAAAGATTGGGTTAAAGTTCTAATTTGCATTGCTGTCTCCATCGTCTCGATTGCGCTAATCATTCTTACGATGATTATGCCAATTGTTTGGAGCATCAAGCTGCATAACCCAGCCTTTCTGCTTTTGTGGTGCATCCCCGCTGGTATCTTTGTCGGCGTATGGGCTTACCAAGAGTTTTTTGATTTCTAAATAAGGAGGAGATTATTTGACAGCCGTATATCTGGTCATTTTATTTTTCGCTAAGGTGCTGGACAACACGCTTGGTACAGCCAAGACAATCTTGGTACAGAGAAATCGTTGTGTCCTTGCCGGAGTCGCTCTCGGCTTGTCAAATTTTATCTACCTTAGCATCACAAAAGATATCGTAACAAGTGACAGCAGCCTCGCCCTTGCAACTGTTTCCATTGCAAGCGGTGTTGGCTGCTGTTTAGCTGTCGCATTAAGCAACAGGTTTTCAAAAGACAAGACCTATGTGAACGTCATTATGTCGGATAATTTGGAGGCGATGCAAGAGTTTCGAGATTTTCTGGCAACACATCACATCACGAATGTCGCTGCAGACAGCTATACCTTGGACTGGAGCAAAAAGTCCATTACCATCACTGCCTATGCAGAGACAAAAGCACAGAGCAAACTGATTGATGATTACATCGCAAATAGCTCATTGAAGTTCAAAAGAGTTATCAGTAGAAGCTAAAAACGATGGTTTTAATAATTCAAAGGAGGGTGTCCTATGCGACATTTGGCAACAATCCGTGAGATTGCATCTCTTCGCCCGATTGCAGGAGCTGACCGCATTGAAGTTGCGCAGGTCGATGGTTGGGAATGTGTGGTTCAGAAAGGCGAGTTCCATACAGGAGAGCATATCGTTTACATTGAGGTCGATTCTATCGTCCCAGAGCGCCCAGAGTTCGAGTTCTTGAGAGACAGAAAGTTCAGAGTCCGCACCATTAAGCTGCGTGGTCAGGTCAGTCAGGGTTTGGTTCTCCCACTGTCAATCCTTCCGAACGGTACTCCTGCCATTCTTGGCGCCGATGTGACAGACGCTTTGGGCATTAAGAAGTATGACCCAGAAGCGCAGCAAGAAGCACAGCTCTTGACTAAGCAACCGCAAAAACCGCAGAGCGCAATCGCTCGCTTCCTGATGCGATTCAAGTGGTATCGCAAACTGTTTATGAAGCCCAAGCGCAAGGGAGGATTCCCCGACTGGATTGCCAAGACGGATGAGACCCGCATTCAAAACCTTACGACGCTCTTTGAGATGGAGCGTAACAAGGGAACGAAGTTCTCTGTCACAGAGAAAGTTGATGGGCAGTCAGCGACGTATTACCTGCGTAAAGTTTCCAAACGCAAGTATGAGTTTGGCGTTTGCAGCCGAAATATCTACCTTGGCACGCCTGACAACAGCTCATACTGGACGATTGCACGCCAGCTTCACATCGAAGATGTGCTGAAACACCTTGTCGGTGATTATGAAACCATCGTTTTACAAGGTGAGATTTGCGGCAACCAGATTCAGGGCAACAAGTACCACATTAGTGGGTACGACTTGTTTGCCTTCAACCTGATTTATCCAGACCACAAGTGTGGCACGGCAGAAATCAAGAAACTGCTTGAGCCGTATGGAATTAAGACTGTTCCGATTGTTGAGGAGGACAAAACCTTGCCCGAAACTATCGCTGAGTTGGTCGAGTATTCCAAGGGGAAATCAGTGGTTCGTAAGGAACAAAAACGAGAAGGTGTAGTTATGCGCAATGTCCAGAGCAACATCAGCTTCAAGGTCATCAATCCTGACTTCCTTCTCGCAGAAAAGGACTGATTTTTATGAGTGGTAAATCAACAGACTTGACCAACAGAACATTCGGGGAATTAAAAGTGGTCAAGCGAGCTGAAAACAGTAACAGCGGTCAACCAAGGTGGCTGTGCGAATGTAGATGCGGCAAGACTTGCATCGTTGATGGGCGATTCCTCAAAAATGGTGCCGTAAAATCTTGCGGGTGTTTGCCGAGAGGTGTTCCGCAAGGTGAAATGCCGGAGCGAGCAATGGCACAACCATCGGTAAGCCTTGGGCGGTTGAGAAAAAGTAACGATGACCCTTGGCGCAATTTGGCGAATGCCATTGTTGCAGTTGCAGCGGATGATTATCGTTCGGCACTTCGTAATGAAGACGAGGGGTTGTTAAAAAGTCTGGAGCGGTTCTTCCATTCTGAATGGTACAGAATTTTGACAGACGTAGACGCAGACAGGCTTCTCGGAATGTTACGAAGAGAACGGAGCGGCTCATTACAAGCCGCTTACATATAAACAGAGCCGAGTTATTCGGCTCTTTTCTTTGAGCAATCCAGCCTATGATTGCTTGAAGAAAAGAATCGAAAGGAGTGGCACAAATGCTCAGAGTTCACAGAGATTTCAAGGGGTTGTTGAAAGATGTGCAGGACGAATATGATTTCCTCGTTGAACTGAATAAGAGCCTGCAAAAGAAGGTCGCCGAATGGAACAAGGATGAAGAGATTCAAAGGGCAGTGGAGATGACTGAGTATTGTCGCACCCATTCCTTATGTCAGATGTCAGATAACGAGAAGAAAGCAGAAAGAGCGTTCAGAGACAGTCACTACAAGTCATGTAAGAATGGCAGCAAGTATTTGTACGAGTTGACCGGAACAGGCATTGGAACGGCGATTACAATTAAGTGTCCTGTCTGCGGCGAAGAAAAAGACATTACTGACTACGATTGCTGGTGAGGTGGTGGACATGATTTTTCGTGTAATTCTGTTTGCGCTGGCAACAGCAGCAGTCATTGGCGGTCTTGCATATTGGTTGAAGTGTCTTTGCCTGTGCGACTATGAAAATGCTTGTGACTATTCGCAGTGCGATAGTTGTCCGTTCCCTTGTGAGAGGCATAATTGTGGGTAAGGCGAAAAGAAAACCAAGACCATCAATGCCAGACTGGTTTTGGTGGGGGCAAGACGGGTGCTGGTTCTGCAAACAAAGAAATAACTGCAATCAGTGTAAGGCGAACCGTGAATATGCAAAAGAGTTCGGAGAGAAGAAGCAAAAAGGAAGACACGCCAGCGCAAAGCGAGGAGCGCGGACGAAACTGCAATTGATGGAGGATGATTATGGATTTGTGGAAGGGATATGAGCTAAGCAGGACATATGTCCCAGCGGCTTATTACACGATTACATCGATTAAAAGCAAAAACGGCAGAGCAAATCCATTGCATGACGAGGTGCTCGGTCGAAAAGCATACGTTGTTTACTTGGAGGTCGGAGAGCGTGGCTTTATCAAGTATTTGCCCGATTATGACGACCGGTATCATTGCCTACATACATCTACTGTTTTGGATTTTACTCCGTGGGGAAACGGCGAAGACACAATTACTATCCAAACAGCAAATACGGAGTATATCTTGACGAAGCAGTAAGACTTTTCATCAGGAGGTCAATCATGCTTGAGTTCTGTGGAAGAAAGTTCACTTGCGATGAATGCCCAATTTGTGAAGGCATTGAGCATAGGCTCAGGGTTGCAAGAGAAGGTGGCTACGAACCGCAGCTTGAATACTGCGGTTGCGATAAAGTCCAGACTGAGTTTTTTATCAGTGGTTATTGCAGTGATGCTTTTGAGGCGGACAAGCCGCAGGGCAAACTGTGTGAACCGAGAAAAACCGGGAAAGCATATCGGCGCAAGATGCGCAAACAGAAGAAAGAAAAGCTGATGCGTATTATGACCTACGGATATAAGTCAGGTATCGGCTATACAGATTGGGGTTGGAAAGACGGCGTTTATCAGCCGGTCGGAAGGTATATCCAGTACCCCAAGAACTCAAACAGGCAGACGTTTTGGAAGACATATTCCAACAGGAAAATCAGACGCTATAAGGGCGACGTTCGTAAAGGAAATTCGTACCGGAGACATTTCGATTATGCGTGGGAGGTTGACTGACAGTATGGGAGCAAGTATCAGCGAGTTTAGAGGCGAGTATTATTTTCTGAGTAACTTCTACTCGGCGCCAGTTACCTACAACGGAATGTGTTTTGAGAATAACGAGGCGGCGTTTCAAGCGGCTAAATGCCCAGAACGTATGACTGAGTTTTGCCGCCTGAATCCGTCAGAGGCAAAGAGGCTTGGGCGTAGAGTTAGGCTCCGTGGTGACTGGGAGGCGGTCAAAGATACCGTTATGTATGAGATTTGCAAGGCAAAGTTCTCACAGAATCCTGATTTGGCAGACAAGCTTGTTGCGACCAAGGATGCCGAACTCATTGAAGGCAATACTTGGGGCGACCGCATCTGGGGCGTCTGTGATGGCGTTGGAGAAAATCGCCTTGGTAAAATCCTTATGCGGGTCAGAGCAGAAATGTGATGTGAACTATGAAGAAGGCTAACACTTATAAAGGAAAACTCGGCTGGCAGTCTGAGTTCAGCCACAGATATGCTTGCTGGGCGAACAACCACAATGGGTGGGCAAAAGCCAAAAAGTCCAACAAGCGGTTGGCTAAGCGCAGATTGAAGGATGAGCTACGGAAAGAACTTGTTTATAGCGCATCGGATAAACAAGTTGGAGAATGAGCGGAAGGAGAATTTATGAAGAGAGAAGATTTTATCTTTGACCATATGGATGATGAGTATGAAGACTATTGGTTCAAAGTCGTTGGCGATACAAAAGACGAGCTTACAAAGAAGTACATGGAAATGTGTATGGTTTCGGTGACCGAGGTCGTCTATTCCAATAAGGAACAGGTTCTTGGCATCAAGCGCCTCTTCCCGTTCAACTACGATGTCATTATGCCAGACGACACAGAGCTAAAAGATATGCTGGAATCGCTGGTAAACGAGGTAAACGGCTGACATGAAGAAACTGAAGCTCAACTATACCTGCACAGACCCAGATTGCGCCCAGTATATGGCAAAGGTGACGGATACAAGATACAGCTACATCGAGTACAGAGAATGGTTTGGGAATTATATTGTGTGTCACGCTGTTGTTGACCTACAGGACTATACTCTGGACGAAATTTGCACATACTGCTCCTCATACTATGCTTCTCTGGAACAGATGGTTGCTGACTACGGTTTTCGTGGAGCGTTGCAGATTATGGCAGAATGTATTTTTGAGCAGCTTGGTTTCGACGACATGGAGTTTAATGCAGAACAAAAAAGTGAAGGCGCCGCAATCAAGTTCATTCACGAATGGATGGAGGGCTGACTTGATATGGCGTTATATAAGATAGGAGTTACAGAAGCAGGCGACGCAGGAGTTGACTTGTCTTGGGAGGAGAAATTAGACGATGTCGATGCCGCTGTGCTTATTACGAAGTGTGTGTCACCGGATTTCTTTGACGCTACTTTGAGACATAAGGATAAGCTCATCATTCACACTACAGTTACCGGATATGGGCACTCTATTTTGGAGCCAAATGTGCCAACTCTATATGAGGAGTTTACAGCAATTATGGAATTGGTCAAAGCTGGATTCCCTATGAGCAGAATTGTTGTTCGTGTTGACCCTATTATTCCAACCGAAAAGGGACTCTCCGTTGCGTACCACACACTGATTTCCTTTATGGAAATGGGGTTTCAGCGCTACAGAGTGAGCGTCATCGATATGTATCCGCACGCAAGAAGCCGGTTCAAAAAGGCTGGATTGCCGCTTCCCTATGGCGATAACGGTTTCGCTCCGTCCCAAGCACAGCTTTCAAAAGTGGACGATATGCTGCAGCAAGCAAAGCAGTTCTGGGAAGGGCTGGATAACGGCAAAGTTCTCCGAATTGAGTCCTGTGCAGAACCCGGTCTTACGGAGACGATTGCCTGTGGCTGCATTTCAGACTACGACCTCAATCTGCTCGGATTTTCTGAGGATGCAGAATCAAACGGGGCTGGCTATCAACGAAAGGGCTGTATGTGTTATGCAGGGAAAACTGAACTGCTGAAACATAAGACGAGATGCCCCCACGGGTGTCTCTACTGCTACTGGAAAGATATAAAAGGTTAATTTTATGACAGTCAAAGAATACAACCGTGACTTCCTCCCGCGTATCCAAAGAGCCAGAGAGTTTGTTTCGCTTTTTGAAAGTGCGATTAACCACATGGATGACGCGCGGGTTGATAAAGAAGAAGTACGAAAACAATTTCGAATACGGAGTTGGTCTGAAGAAACGAAGCAGACTATTTTGATAGCCCTTGCTCATTATAAGAAATATGAGGGGCTGGACAAAATTGAATCTACGGAAATCATTCACTGTCCAACGTGCGGGCACCATGTAAACATACAATCCAATGGAACTACGGGGTACTGCCCGATATGCGACGAGGAAGTCTCAACATGAGGAAGTGCGATTTTTGCAAAAATGAATTAACTTGTTCTGGTGTTAATCGCAGCGAGTGTATCGTAAGAGACTTCTATAACTTCGAAGCGGAACGAACCCCGACTGATGATGTGACAACCATCACCAGACTTATCATGGAATGTCAGACACTTGACCCTGTAGCGATTGCAAAATATCTCGTTCAGAACGGGGTTAGTACAAAAAGTTAATCCATGAAGAACGTCTTATCGTACATCAATAGACCGCTTTTTGGTGCGGAAATCAAGTCATGGATTGCGGAGAACACAAAACAAAATACGGAATACTCTCGTATAGCTCGCTCTATGCTGCGATACATGAACCTAAGAAACGACTGCTTGTATCTTATCGTCACCTCACCGCCGGGAAGCGCGTCTGGAAAGCGAAACACTGGGGAACCAATCGTTGTTAGAGCAAAAGAAAGGATGTCATTATGAAGATAACAAGGACTTCTCAAGCTGCTTTGTCCGCGCAGCAACGGAGTCAACTGGCTAACGCAGGATGTAAAGTATGTCCCTGTTGTGGCGAGACAAAGTCCGAGATGGAATATTTCAAAGAAGGCATCTATAACAAGGGAGTCTTCGGCGGTCTTATATGTAAGCAATGGGCTGAGGGCTTGTTTAGGACTCGCCATATGCGAATTGACTGCTATAGTTGCTCTACTTGTGGAGCGCAATGGGAAAGCGAGGCGTATGAAATAGAATGAAAAATGCTGAACGGCGTACCATTTGGGTTAAGCCATCTTCATTTGCGCCAGAGTTTGAGATGGTTATTCCTATCCCGACAGACCGAGATGATGAGGAGTACATCGATGAACTGCTGGACGGAATTCTGAATAACGAGGTTCGCTACAATATCGAGTGGGATTTTGTAGACGGGCTAAGCTGACAATGGGAATATATGTGGTGGTGGAAGACAACCGATTGGAGGTGTGGTTGTGGCTGAGCGCAACGAACACAAGAGCGCGAAATACCAAGATGGTGACATTTATTTGAATCCATGCTTCGGCGACCTGTGGGTTGTGGATGGCGCATCGTTCATTAAAATCAATAACGGATATGCAATTGAGTTGGACGAGCCAGAAGGATTCATTAAAGTTGGACATATCGATGGAGTAATTAACAAGAGAAGTCAACCGACAAAGTGAGGGTTCAAATGACAGTCAAGGACATTCTTCCGAGCCATCCAGTTGAAATCATGGTTAGAACCAACTATCCAGAAAGCCTTTTGCCGTATCTAAGCAGTGAGAGAATTGAACAGGGATTGTTTGTTGGTTATTGCTCTTGGGACGGTGAGAATCTCATCCCTGCGGATGGTGATTACTATTCTGTGGATGAAGTTATTTCAAAATATGAGTATGAAGAGGACGGCAGTCTAACATACTGGACTGTCTCTGAATGGGTGTAGACAACGACCGCTTTGTAGATTTGCTGTTATACATATTTCCTTCAGCAGCTTTTCGCCAAAGGCAAAAGTAAGAATTCGGCACTATGCTCGTAAACCAGAAGCCCGCTACGCGGGCGGTTTTCCTTTTACTCACTCGCATTGCAAGCAACGCTCGTGAGTTCTGGTTTACGACCAATGCTTATGCACATCGGTTGAGAGAGTTAGAAAAACGACCGATGCGGAAAGCGGTTACAGTGAAGAGGTGGGGATAATTGTTATGTGATAAATGCTTACACAAAAAAGTGTGCAGGTTTGAAGTCCCAGATGAAGGGCAATGTGATGACTTTATTGACGAAGCCATCGTAGATAAATTTAACAGCGTTGGATGCACATCATTTCGAATTAGCGCGGATTCCATAAAAGGAATACTCGACAGACAATTAGCCGAACCCCCGGCTACTCTTGGACGAAGCAATGCAGATTGAACTTCACGACACATACGGCGTTCTTCGGATAAAGACAAGCGAGTTCTTATTCGATTTGGAGGACTTGCCGCTCATAAAGGGGCGCGACAGTTGGTATTGCGACAAGGACGGTTACCTCGTCAGCAGTTACTTCTATAATGGTATTCGACGCTTTGTCCGATTCCACCGACTTGTGATGCACGCGAAACCCGGTCAATGTGTTGACCACATTAACAAAAACAAAGCGGATAACAGGAAGAAAAATTTGCGATGTTGCGAGCGTTCTGAGAACGACAGGAATCGCAGCCTGTATTCGTGCAATACATCCGGTGTCGCTGGCGTCTACTTCGACAAAGAACGTAAGAAGTGGGTTGCCAGCATTACTTATAACCATAAGAAAGTTTACTTGGGAAGATACGCGGTCAAGGAAGAAGCAATCTTGGCTCGGCTGACCAAGGAGGTCGAATTGTATAAAGAGTTCTCGCCGCAACGAGGGCTTTTGGAATCTCTAAATCTATAGGAGGCAAACGTGAGGGTAATCTACAAGTATCCATTGGAGATTACAGCAGAACAGGTAATCAATATCCCGATGCTGTACTTCGATGACCGCGTTGCAAGATGCAACGAACAAGTTCTTCATGTGGATGTTCAAGACATGATTCGACCTTGCCTTTGGTGCATGGTTGACACCGAAAACCAGACATACCCGATGAAGGTTGTGACAAAGATGACTGGCGAGGAAATCCGAGAAGATGAGAAGGACAAACTGAAATATGTTGGTTCATATCTCATCGGCGGTGGCGATTTCGTGGGTCATGTGTTCGTATGTTACGAATAAAACCTGAGTTTTATAAGGAGAAAATGCTATGAAGTATATGCTGATTGAAGTAATGGAGCGAGAAATCTCCGAACCCGAGTATTTCGATACGCACGACGCAGCACATGATGAGATGTGTCGACGTGTTGCTGAGGTTTACGATATTTCCGCCGACGAAGTCAAAGAGTCTTATCTCGAAGGCGAAGACCTGAATGAGAATGCTGTGGTTCTTGAGGACATTGCATGGGCTGAGCGGTACGGCAAGAACTATGACTGGAAAATCTTCGCCGTTGAGCGGGACACTTCTACACAGGCACCGGCTACACCTCTGTTCAATACGCTGAGATAACAATGATGCGATAGCATAATAGGCAGACGCGCTGCTGGTGCTAAGAACACCCATATTGTCACGATGGGTCACCCTAAACCACAGATACATATTCGAAAGGGGTGACACAAGTTTGGAAACAAATAAGCAAAATGAGATACGCGATGCTTATGAGCATAGCGCACAAGTCCAGTGTATTCCCGCTTCGATTAAAAAGACTACTGAGCACAGCGAAGAAGACCCGTTGATGGTTGCGCCGTATTGCAGGGTCAGTACAGACAGCAAAGACCAACTCGCAAGCTACGAGTTGCAGTGCCAGTATTACAAAGAATATGTGTCGAAGCATCCGGGCTGGCGACTTTATGACATCTACGCCGATGAAGGGATTTCCGGGACTTCCGTAAAGAAACGCACGGACTTCTTGCGGATGATTGATGATTGTAAAGCGGGCAAAATCAACATGATTATCGTGAAGAACATCGCAAGGTTCGCACGAAATGTTGTTGACTGCGTCGCAACTGTGCGTATGCTCAAGGCACTGGACAAACCGGTTGCTGTTTACTTTGAGGATATCGCAATCAATACCCTAACACAGACAGGAGAGCTTCTGATGGTCGTCATGGCTGCTATCGCACAAGGCGAGTCAGAAGCAAAGTCTGAGAGCGTGAAATGGGGATTCCAGAAAAGATTTGAGAAGGGGCTCCCAAAACTCGCAGACCTCTACGGGTACACCAGAGATAAACGACTGCTGGAGATTTATGAGCCCGAAGCGAATGTCGTGCGGCTGATTTATCAAATGTTCTACGATGACAGAACGATTCCTGAAATCTGTTACATCTTAAACCAGCAAGGTATTCCATCCCCACGGGGTGGTCAATGGACATACTCTACGGTAAAAACAATTTTGACAAATGAGAAATATTCTGGTGACGTTTTGATGCAGAAGACTGTTACCGTAGATATCTTTTCGCATCGCTCTATTCGGAATGACGGGCGTGCCAATCAGTTTTTTATCCAAGGTTACCACAAGGCAATTATTCCGAGAGCGCTTTGGCTTGAAGTACAACAGATTCTAAAAGGCGAAAATGTTGTCCCGGTTCCATCAGTTGATGAGGTGGCAGATTTGTCTGCATCTGATGTCCCTCGGATATTGGATGGCTTTTTTGTAATTAAACCTCGAAAGGATGGAAACAATGAGTATCTTAGACAACTTTGATGTGGTTGGCGTCCCTCGTACATTCAGTATTGCAGAGGTTCGAATCCTGAAGAACCGCATCTCCTTTAACCTTGCAACGGCTTCTGAGATTGGCTATCCGCCATTTGTGCGGCTGTTCATCAGCAGAGACAAAACACAAATTGCATTGCAGCCCTGTGCCAAAGAAACACCGAACGCAATGAAGTTCTTTACGTCGGATTCTATGAAAGACGGAAAGCCAAAGAAGAGGATGATTCCGGTTGGAAATCGTGCGCTGACGGCACTTGTAAAAGCCGGTATTGGTGTCGAGATGAATGTTCCGTTAAAGGCACCGGGCGTTCGCTTTGCAGATGAGGGTGTCATCATCTTCGACCTCAAACAAGCAACTGACATGAATCAACCAAATGCTTGCACAGAAACGGGTCTGTGCCTGATTCCCACTCCGGCATATCCATTTGTTGAAATGCCGTCTGGATACTTCGCATCATAATTGCAGGTACCAAGCCTGCATACATACTTTGGAGGTGAACCCATTTGAGTAAGAAACATGATTCACTCGGCGACAGAATGAAAGGTTACGAGAATATCGCTCGCAACTATCTGACCCGTCGGGTTCCAACCATTATCAGAGTGGATGGCAAGGCGTTTCATACATTTACAAGGGGTATGGAAAAGCCGTTTGACCGCATCTTGATGACAACGATGCAAAACACAATGAAGTACCTGTGTGAAAACATTCAGGGCTGTGTCTTTGGATATACGCAGTCAGATGAAATTACGTTGGTGCTTACAGACTATGCGACAATCACAACGGATGCATGGTTCGGATACAACATCCAAAAGATGTGCAGCGTTTCCGCTTCAATGGTTACGCTTGCCTTTTCAAATGCCTATACTGCTGAGCTGTGGAAGAACTTCCCAGAGGCGATGCGCAACAGTAACAATGGCACAAATAAGTACATTGAAACTCTGGTCGCAAAGATGGGTACAGCCATGTTTGATGCCAGAGTTTTTTCTATTCCCAAAGACGAAGTTTGCAACTGCCTGATTTGGCGTCAGCAAGATGCAACCCGCAACAGTATCGAGGCAGTTGGGCAGGCAAACTTTAGCCAGAAAGAGCTTCATTGTAAAAGCTGTAACGTTATTCAAGATATGCTCTGGAAGGACTGCGGTATCAACTGGAATGACTTCCCTGTTGACTGCAAGCGTGGTTCGGCTTGTTACAAAACAAGAGTTAGAGAGACCGTCTCTATTCTCAATAATACTGAAACGGTTGAAGTTTTCAGAAACCGTTGGGTTATTGACCGAGAACCTCCCATTTTCTCGCAAGAAAGAGAGTATGTTGAAAAATGGATATGACACCGACTGAAGTTGCCACTTGTATTTGCGATATCTATGAGAAACTCGGTCGCTTAGAATGTCGCCTTGAAAATACGCGAGGAGATTTAGGCACGGCAATAGAACGAAGTAGACGACACGCGGAAGAACTATTGAGCCAGCAGACAGATGTCGAAAACAAAATCGATATAGCCCTGACAACGGCTGTCCATGAATTGATTGAGTACCTACGATACCAAGACATCCAAGCTCTGGATGAGGAAGAGTTTTTGTTAAGGGTTCGGGAGCTTATTCGTGTTGAGCAAGACGAACACTTTCCGTTCTAAGGAGGAAAATATGAGTTGCTATAAAGACGGTGGCTGTGGTATTTATGAGATGTATTCTTGCTATGAATGCCCAGCAAGCAAGCCGGAGTACCTTAAAAGAAAGTCGCACGAGCCGCAAAGATTACAGGCAATCGGAAACTTGCACGACGTAGCCAAACAGATTCTGGATGACGAAGTGGTCATTCTCCTCCGTCAATACGGAACAACGCTTGCACCGGGGCGAATGGGAGATGAAAGCCGTGTTCCTAAGTGGCTCCTTGTTCTTGCGGCAAACAGAATCGAGGAGTTGAAAAATGCAAGAACAAAGCAATAAACAGTTCTACATTTCAGATTGGCATTATGGTCATGCAAACGTGATTGCCTTTGACAATCGTCCGTTCAAATCGCTTCTGGAGATGGACGAAGCACTGGTTGACAGGTGGAACGCTGTGGTTTCTCCGGGCGACACCGTGTATGTTCTTGGAGATATGTTCTGGTGTAAGGCACAAGATGCTATTCCGATTTTGCGTTCCTTAAAAGGACAGAAGTTTCTGATTAAGGGGAACCATGACCGGTGCAATGACAACAAATTCTTACGGGAGTTTGTTAAAGTTACAGAGTATCTCGAAGTGAAGGACAATGGGCGAACAGTGATTCTTTGCCACTACCCAATTCCATGTTTTAAGAATCACTTTTATGGCTCCTTCCACCTGTATGGTCATGTCCATAATTCCTTCGAGTGGAACATGATGGAGCATGACAAGTATCTGATGGAGGAACTGTACACGACACCTTGCCAGATGTTTAATGTCGGAGCAATGATGCCGTGGATGGACTACACGCCTCGGACGCTTGATGAAATCATTGCGGCAAATTCGCATAACGAGGCTGTTAGAAATAAATGATGGCTTGAATCACTTGTGCCACAAGGCTTTGAAAGGCGCTTGATGAGTGGTATTAGTGCATCATATAAAACAAAAGGAGTGGTCACTTGTGATTTACCTTGACAATGCTGCCACCACACAAATGGATGAACGGGTTCTTGAAGCAATGATGCCATACCTGACAACGGAGTATGGTAATGCAGGAACCCTCTATAAGTTTGGACGAGCTGCGAATGAGGCTGTGCAGAAAGCCAGAGCGCAAGTGGCAGCTTTAATCAACGCAGAACCAGAGCAAATCATTTTTACATCTGGTGGTAGCGAAGCAAACAATTTAGTCTTTCGGGGTTTGAAGGACTATCTGAAGAGTATCGGTAAGACGCACATTTTGGTATCGGCTGTTGAGCATGATTCCGTCCTACGAGCCGCAGAATCGCTTATAAAAGACGGGTTTGATGTTGAGTATATTCCGGTATCCAGTGAGTGCAGGGTCTCTCCTGCTGTCATTGAGGACGCATTACGGGCAGATACGGGGCTCGTATCTGTGATGTTTGCGAACAATGAAACAGGCGCAATCAACCCAATCGAAGATATTGGAACGATTTGCATGAAGCGCGGGATTCTGTTCCACACAGATTGCGTGCAAGCTGCTGGATGCTATCCTATTGATGTAGTGAAAATCGGTTGCGATTTCCTTTCAGTGTCATCACATAAGATTCATGGGTGTAAAGGCATTGGAGCTTTGTACGCAAAGGATAAGTCCAAACTTACACCCATTGTTTATGGTGGGTCAGAGCAAGAGTTCGGATTGAGGGGCGGAACAGAAAATGTTGCTGGTATCGTAGGATTCGGAAAGGCTTGCGAGATTTCATCGAAGAGTTTGCACGAAGATACGGTGTGGGTTTCAACATTGAAACAGCGATTTTTCATGGCGCTGAATGAAGCGCTTAAAGATACGGGTGATGAAAGCTGCGTCCATGTAAATGGTATGTCGATTCTTACACCCGGAAAGACAATTAACTTGAGAATGGACGGCGTTGATGGCGAAACGCTCTTGCTTATGTTGGACGGCAAGGGAGTTTGTGTTTCTGCCGGGTCTGCGTGTAGGAGTCACGAGGCAGAACCAAGTCACGTTTTATCTGCAATGGGATTATCCAAAGATGAAGCGCGGTCTTCCATCAGAATTTCGTTCTCAAAGAAAAACACGGCTGATGAAGCCGTAAGAGCTGCACAGATTTTAGCTGGGTGCATTTCGGCACTCAGGGCGAGAGAAGAAAAGGAGTAAGGTTATGACGATTGAGCAAATCAAAGAGATGGTCAACGGTTCTGCTTATGATTTCCTTAGAACAAACGAGCACCTCGGGCGCAAGATTATCTTTCTTACGCTTGGTGGTAGCTATTCCTATGGAACGAACGTCGAAACATCCGATGTTGATGTAAGAGGGTGTGCGTTGAACAGTGAATCAGATTTGCTTGGTCTGACGAGCTTTGAGCAGGTCGTTAATACACAAACGGATACGACAATCTATGCTTTTAATAAGCTGGTGAGCCTGCTCCTAAATTGTAATCCAAATACGATTGAAATGCTTGGGTGTAAGCCAGAGCACTATTTCTATATCTCAGACATTGGTAGAGAAATGATTGCCAACAGAAAAATGTTTCTGTCCAAACGAGCAGTCCATTCTTTTGGAGGTTATGCGAATCAGCAGCTCCGGCGCTTGGAGAATGCTCTTGCGCGAGATAGACTGTCACAGGCAAGAAGAGAGGAACATATCCTCAACTCTATGAAAGGCGCCGTTAAATCATTTGAGAGTCGATACACGATTTTTGAAAACGGCAGCATTGTTCTCTATACAGATGAGAGTCCGCGAGAGGATTTAGACCGTGAGATTTTTGCAGATATCCAGCTTAAAAAGTATCCGGTCAGAGAGTTCAATAGTGTAATCAACGACCTGACGAATGTTATCGGGACGTATGAGAAGCTCAACCACAGAAACCACAAGAAGGACGATGAGCATTTGAACAAACACGCGATGCATCTTATTCGTTTGTATCTTCTCTGCTTGGATATTCTGGAGAAAGAGGATATTGTCACATATCGCGGTGATGACCTGCCTCTGCTGATGAGTATCCGTAAGGGTGACTATCAACTGGAAGATGGAACATATAGACCAGAGTTTTTTGAAATGGTTTCTGACTTTGAAAAACGACTCAATTATGCAAAGCAAAACACGAGCCTCCCAGATAACCCGGATATGAAGAAAGTTGAGGAGTTCGTTATGAGTGTAAACAGGAGGGCGATTGATGCATAGGATTTCTATCCCTAAAGGTGCGCGAGCAGTTCTGCTGAATCTCCGATATGAAAACCATGAGGCATATGTGGTTGGCGGATGTGTCCGAGACAGTCTGCTTGGGAAAGAACCAAAAGATTGGGATATCTGTACCTCTGCTACACCGGACGAAGTTAAGGAACTAATGCATCGTCGTGGCATAAAGACAATTGATACTGGGCTGCAGCATGGAACAGTAACGGTTGACATGGGCACTGTTGGGAAGTATGAGGTCACAACGTTTCGAATTGATGGAAACTATACAGACGGGAGGCACCCTGATTATGTGGAGTTTACCGAGAG